TCAAGGAGGCAGCAGCGCCCGTTCAGCAGAAACTAGCGTGTCGATCCGCGCCCTGGAGAGTTGGCGACAACCTGCGAGATCGACGAGAAACCGCACCCCTGACACGCCTGCCGGTAGTGGGCCCCTAATGGCCGGGATCGTACTCACGTCGAAAATCCGCATCGAGGAGGTTGCGCGCTGAAGGTCGAACGACCAGCTGAGCGCCGACTGCATGTCGCGTCCCAGTGTATCGGCCACCACGGTGCGAAGTTTGAGGATCAGGTCGTGTACCTGAATGCGTGCCTCGATATCGGATAAAAGCTCTGAAATTGAGATGCCGCCTCCGGACGGCTGAACGATGAACGAAGCTAGGGTCCCCGTCGTGTCCGGTGGAGGATTAGCCTGCTCGAATGAAACTTCATGTGCTCGGCGGTCTGTGGTGGTGGCCTTCGCATCGAGACGGAGAGCCCCCACGGCAAAGTCGTAGCGCTCGTCTTGGTCGACGCGCCAGGCGCGGACGGCTGCGGCGGGATCAACGGCAGCCCGGATTACGAGCAACTCGCCAACCAAGCCGACGACCTGCTTCCTTGGCGGCTTGGCAAGTCGCTGAAAGAGGTCCACAATGCGGTCCACCAACTCTGCAACTGCTGCCACCGTCGGATTCGCGCCGAGCGTCGAGGCGAGGAATTCCATCGTTGTGATAAAGTATTGCTCGACCGAGCGGTCCCGCGACCTGCATGCGACGACCGTGAGATTCTCAGTACGTACGTCGCGGTGACGCTCCTCAATTCGGCAGGCGACGCTGAACCGTGCCTCGATGCCTGCGAGGAGCAAAGGGACACGGTTTGAGACGCCCACGGTCCGGATCAGCAGTGCCGCGCCACCGGAGCTGTCTCGTCCAACATAGTAAGCTGCTTCAGAAGAAGCTGGGATTACACTGAACGTGCCAGCCTGATCCGGCCGAGCCAACCGTTCAAGCAGGTCAGCGAGGCGGTTGGTCAATCGGCATCCACCTGTCCAGCTTGTAGTTGAACTAGCCATTCCCTCGCCAGGTGCGAAGGAATATGCGTAGCAAGGAGCGGGGCTGAGTTAGCCTCAATCGGCCCTTGATCGGTGTAAGACAGGTCGAAGCGGTGGAGTTGAATGGTCGGCCGATCATTCATGTTGAATGCGGCATCGCCCGGGTAGTTTACTCCTCCTTTCGCCAGACGTGTGGGACCCTGCAAGAAGCCTTTTTCGAGAGTGCCCGACGCGGAGATAGTACGACGAGAGCCGCTTGCGTTGGGTCGCATTCGGTAGACCGCAACGACCGTGTCCGGAGCCTGGCGGAGAGCCTCGCCCAGCGTCACAAGCATGCCGGTGAACTGGGCGGTATCGCGTGGATCCTCCAGCCTGTAATCTGCAAGCATGTTGGATGTCACTGAGAACTGACCCAGCATTGTCATCGAGATTTGACCCGCCTGTCAGTATGTCGGTCGGTTCATGATGGGGTCAACATTGGCGTCTCCTTCCTCTTTTTTTTCGCGGTCTCGGAGCTGGCCTTGAAGCGATAACTGTCGTTTCCGGTTTCCAGGATGTGGCAGCGGTGTGTGAGGCGATCGAGGAGCGCCGTGGTCATCTTGGCGTCACCGAAGACGCTGGCCCATTCGCTGAAGCTTAGGTTCGTGGTGATCACGACGCTGGTGCGTTCGTAAAGTTTGCTGAGGAGGTGGAACAGCAAGGCGCCGCCCGAGGCGCTGAACGGCAGGTATCCGAGCTCGTCGAGGATCACCAATTCGGTTTTCACCAACGCCTCGGCGATTTTCCCGGCCCTTCCCAGCGCCTTTTCCTGTTCCAGCGCGTTCACCAGCTCGACTGTGGAGAAGAAGCGCACGCGTTTGCGGTGATGCTCAATCGCCTGGACTCCGAGGGCGGTCGCCACATGGCTTTTCCCGGTGCCGGGCCCGCCAATCAGGACCACGTTTTCGGCAGCATCGAGGAACTCGCATCGATGAAGCTGCCGAACGAGGGCCTCGTTGACCTCGCTGGCCGCGAAGTCGAAGCCTGACAGGTCCTTGTGGGCCGGGAAGCGCGCTGCCTTCATGTGATAAAAGATGGACCGCACTTCACGTTCGGCCATTTCAGCCTTCAGCAGCTGGGACAGGATCGGGATCGCCGCATCGAACGCAGGCGCGCCCTGTTCCATGAGGTCATGCACGGCTTGGGCCATGCCTGGCATCTTCAGACTGCGGAGCATGATGACGATGGCAGCTCCGGCGGGATCATGACGCATGGCGTTTGCCTCCGGATGTGCGCAGCCCATCGTAGCGTGCAACATTGGCCTCGGGCTCCTTGCTCAGCGTCAAGGCCGGAGGCGGCGTTACGTCTGGCAACTCGACTGAAGTGCCGTTCACCAGCCTGTGCAATAGGTTCAGCACGTGGGTCTTTGTCGGCACGCCGGCCTTCAACGCCATGTCCACCGCGCACAGGACCGCCTGTTCGTCGTGATGCAATACCAACGACAGGACGTCGACCATCTCCCGATCACCGCCGGGTCTGCGCAGCATCTGATCCTGCAGCTCACGAAAGCCCCTCGGCATCTCAACAAACGGGGCGCCGTTACGCAGCGCACCGGGCTTGCGCTGGATCACGGCCAGGTAATGCCGCCAGTCATAGATGACGCGGCCCGGTTGCCGATGCGACCTTTCAATGATGCGCTGGTGCTCGCAGACGACATGCCCTTCAGCAACGACAACCAGCCTTTCGGGGTAGATGTGCAGGCTGACTGGCCGGTTCGCAAAGCTGGCAGGCACGGAGTAGCGATTGCGATCAAACGTGACGAGGCAGGTTGGGGACACCCGCTTGCTTTGCTCGACATAACCGTCGAACGCGGTGGGCAACGGCATCAGCGAGGGCTTCTCCGCTTGCCAGACGTCTGCGATGCTGCCGGGCAAACCGCCATGTGCGGTTTCGGCCCACAGCGCCTTGCACCGTTCTTCCAGCCAGCAGTTCAGCGCATCGAGATCAGGGAAGGTGGGCATCACCTGCCACATCCTGCTGCGCGCATCGCGGACGTTCTTCTCGACCTGGCCCTTTTCCCATCCCGCCGCCGGATTGCAAAAGTCGGGTTCGAACACGTAGTGGCTGGTTATCGCCATGAAGCGCGCATTTACATCGCGCTTTTTGCCGACGCCCACGCGGTCCACCGCCGTGCGCATATTGTCGTAGATCCCGCGGCCCGGCACGCCTTCGAAGATTCTGAACGCATGCCAATGCGCGTCGAACAGCATCTCGTGTGTCTGCAGCAAATATGCCCTGACCAGGAACACGCGGCTGTGCGACAGCTTGATGTGTGCGACCTGCAGCTTGGTCCGTTCACCCCCGACGATCGCGTAGTCTTCGCTCCAATCGAATTGGAAGGCCTCGCCCGGCTTGAACACCAGAGGCACGAATGTCCCGCGATCCGTCGTGTTCTGCGCGCGCTGCCGGTCCGATTTCCAGGCTCGGACAAAGGCTGAGACCCGCTCGTAGGACCCATCGAACCCCAGCTGAACCAGATCCGCGTGCATCTGTTTCGCCGTCCGCCGCTCTTTGCGCGATTTGCGCTGTTCGGCCAGCAACCAGCCCGACAGCTTCTCCGCGTACGGGTCGAGCTTGCTCGGCCTCGATGGTGCCTTGAACTTGGGCTCGACGATCCCGGCACGCAGGTAACGCCTGATCGTATTTCGGGACAGTCCAGTCCGCCGCGAAATCTCGCGGATGGGCATCTTGTCCCGCAGTGCCCACCGTCGAATGACGCTCAAAAAATCCATGTCGATCACTCCAATGACCCCCGACAAATCTCGTCAGGGGGAGGGTTCCACATGGGTCAATTCTCAGTGACATTTCCTATCGCTGCTGGGTCAGTTCTCAGTGACATCCAACAGCTTGAGGATGAGCCATGACAGAGACCACTGTTATGCCCTCTGTCATCAAAATCAGGAGAAAACACCATGGAAACAGACACTTGCCGGTCCCGAATGAGGAAGAAGAGCAAGCCCCATACTTCGTATGGGGGCCACCCGAGGGGTGTGGCCCCCGATACGGCGCCGGGTGTTCCTGCAGGTGCCCAATCCTGACCACCCCAAGATCCGACGACGACGACCCGACACCGTCAGGCACCACGTCGCCGTCGTCCTTCCAATCGAGCAGCCAACCAGTAGAGGAGATCACCCATGGCTGACCTGACACCCGCCACCACCGGTCATGCAGCGGTTCCTGACATGCCGCCCGTTCTCCATTCCAGTCGGGTGATGCTTGCGCTCGATCTCGGCACCATGACGGGCTGGGCGTTGCGCTCCGCCGATGGGCTGATCACCTCGGGCACGGCGTCCTTCCGCCCAGGTCGCTTCGACGGCGGTGGCATGCGTTATCTCCGCTTCACCAATTGGCTGGCGGAGATCGACCGGCTGTCCGGTCCCATCGCTGCCATCTGGTTCGAGGAGGTCCGTCGCCACGCGGCCACCGATGCGGCCCACGTCTACGGCGGGCTGATGGCCACACTGACCGCATGGGCGGAGTTGCGCGGCATTCCCTACGAGGGCGTCCCGGTTGGAACGATCAAGCGCCATGCCACCGGCAAGGGCAACGCCCCGAAGGAGGCGATGATTGCTGCAGCCCGTGCGCGCGGGTTCTCGCCCGCCGACGACAACGAAGCCGATGCCATCGCGATCCTGCTCTGGGCCATCGAGACCTGCGGAGGTGCGCAATGAACGGCATGCGGTTCACGCCGAAGGGCTATGGCGGCCAGCGTCGCGGTCCCGACGAGGTCAAGCGCGACAGCTGGCGCGAACAGGGTCTCCTGGCCGTCGCCCTCGACGACGGCCGGCTGACCTGGCCGGAACGGGAACTCGTCCGCCAACTCGGCGAACGGCTCTACGGCAAGCGGGAAGAGGAGGCGCGCCATGGCTGACTGGACGACGACACGGGTTGAGGACCGGCTCGACGCGGCCGCCGATGTGTTTCGGTCGTTGCCGGAGGTGAAGCCGCAGGGCTTCTTCAATGCGTGGCCCGAGTATTTCCACAGCTTCGCCGATCAGGTCGGCCAGGAACCCCGAATGCGCAAGCCTCGGCCCGGCCCCCGCGACATCACGCAGGCGGAAGAGGCGCTGCTGTGGTTGCGCTGGCTCGAGGTCGACGACGCCCGGATCGTTTGGCTGCGTGCCAACCGCACGCCGTGGAAGCCGATTTGCTGGCAACTCGGCATCAGCCGTGCAACCGCTAACCGGCGATGGCAATACGGCATCGCGGTTATCGTGTGGCGGTTGAACGGCAAGCAGGTGCCAAAGAAGCGATCGATGGAGTTCGTAACTCGCGGCGTCACACAGTCGAGGCAATAATTTCGGCATCAAATCGTTTTATTGCCGCCTCGCCAAGACTCGTTGTGGGCTCCCCGTCACGCCGGAAATTTCTTCTGATGAACCTCACAGAGCATGATCTCGAATCGGAGTAGGTTGATTATTTGCAGAAAGAGTGTCGAGCACTTCGCGAGATATGCGGCGTAGCCCAATTCCTGCTCCGGGCCGGACCCGCCCTTCCCGGAGCGGTAAACAATCTTGTTTTCTGGCGTGATCAGCTTGATGGAGGCATGATGGGACGCATTCCTAATCTGGTTGTCTCTCTCCGAACAAAGATTCGCGAGCGCAGGCGTTCCATCAAAGGGGCCAAACCTACTTGATTTATCGAGTTCAAGGTACTTCTTCCGGGTCAAAGACTGAAATTGGTCAAAAGGACGTCCAGAGGCCACGTTGTTAAGGTAGGCTAAAATATCAACCAATGATGAGAAGGTTTCGAACGCGTTTCCATAGAACATCTTTGTCTTGCCGAATTGAGCCGAGGTCACTGTAGATGCGGCATCAACATCAAGACCTTTCTTGACGCGGAAAATGACTTGGGAGAAGTCGTCGTATGCGACAAAGAACTCTCGAATAATTGAAAGATACAGCTCCGCACGATTAGGTGCCAAGTTTTCTTCGTACTCTTTGAAAAAGGTCTTGAACTCCGGCTTATCTCGATTGTCCTGCGCGATTTTGAACGCCTTGCGAAATGGGTCTTCAAATGCGGGCTGACTGAAAAATAGACAGAAGCGCCAAAGCCAGTCGTTCAAGTTGTTGAGCGGGTCGTTGGCATAAAATTCCGCAGATCCTTCGGCGATCTTTCTTTCGCTAATTTTCCTGTGGCCGTTTCTATGCAGGTTCCAAGCCTTCTTTAGAAGTTGCCACTCACCAGAGAAATCTGCGGACCGGTAAGGGCGAGAGTTCTGCCATTTATCGGGGAAGTCCTTGAAAGCAACTAGTGAACCATGCTCCTCAGCCACTTTCATCATTTCTTGCATTTGCGCAATGCGAGGGAATGAGACGTCCCTATGCCTTTCTTCCAAGGGTACAAGGAAGTTTGCATCGACGTTCACAACAGGTGAAGCAGCTTCTTCCTCTGAAAGTTCCACGTTTTCAACTGGCTCCCCAACAAAATGAGGGATGGGGCTTCCTTCGGGCCTGACTACACGCATACCCACTGTCAATTCCTCTCCGCATCCGGAGCAATGAAATGTGTGCGTTTGATAGGTCTCATGACCAAGACCGATCCGAACGGTATGGTTTTGACCGCAGGTGGTGCATCGAAAAGAAGTTCGGACAATCATGTTTGGCTCGTTCACACTATTTTTCGGCTGTATTTGCCCTGCGGTCTTGTTGGGCGGATACGCGCTTGACAACCTTTGTTCCAGCCTGCGTCAGCACGCTATGTCTATTGCGGAACTCGAGGCACTACAAGGAAACGGCAAGGTTCGAAATGCTGCGGGGCGAAATGGCCAAGTTGACCGGTCAAGGGTCGCTTCGCGGTCGAGACACTTTCATGTGAGACACTGAACGCCAAGACAATCAGCCGTTCCGAGGCTATCAATGAGGGCATACTCGGGAGAGGAGCGCGCAGGCACTGGCCGCGTAGCCGGCTTCCGGGGTCCAGCGAGGGGACCAGTCAGGGCCCGAACTGCCAAGCCTTTGATATCTTGGTTCCTTCCTGGCCATATTCGTATGCTGGCGGGCGAAGCGCGGGACATCGCCAGCGACAGGGCCGGATTTTTGGGAAGCCACCCGGAAGCCGGAGCCACGCGCGCCCCACGCAAACCCCAATGAACGCTGGCCTTCCGACCGGACACCGCTGGTCGCCGCTGGACCCCGTGTGGAGTCCGGCCCGGCATCCGGAGTCCGGAAGCCACCGGCATCCACGCGACCGAGGAACCTTGCCCACCATGACGCTGAGCTTCGCCCCGGACGCGATCGAGACATGGCCGCTGTCGCGCCTGCAGCCCTACGCGAAGAACGCGAAGGCGCATGGCGCGGACCAGGTCGCGAAGATCGCCGCCAGCATGGCCGAGTTCGGCTGGACCGTGCCGTGCCTCGTCGGCGAGGACGGCGAACTGATTGCAGGGCATGGGCGCGTGCTGGCCGCAACGCAGCTGGGGCTGAACGTAGCGCCGGTGATCGTGCTGGGGCACCTGACCGAGGCGCAGCGCCGGGCCTACCGGATCGCGGACAACAAGCTGACGGAGCTCGGCACCTGGGACGAGGCGCTGCTGTCGGCGGAACTGAACGACCTGCTGGCCGAGGATTTCGACCTGTCGCTGGTCGGGTTTTCCGATGGCGAACTCGACAAGCTGCTGGCCTTCGTGCCGGAGGGGGACGGTGAAGAGGGTAGCGCCGGGGGCTCCGTGCCGCCGGTGACCATCCCCGAACCGCCACGCAATCCGGCGTCGCGCACGGGCGATCTGTGGATCCTCGGCGACCACCGGCTGCTCTGTGGCGACAGCACCAGCGCTGCCGATGTGCGCCGCCTGATGAATGGCGAGCGCGCGATCCTGTTCGCGACCGATCCGCCGTATCTCGTCGACTACGACGGCTCGAACCACCCGACCCGGAACAAGGACTGGTCGGCGTCCTACGGCACGACCTGGGACGACAGTTCGCAGGGGGCCGAACTCTACGACGGGTTCATCGCTGCAGCCGTGGCGGAAGCCATCGCCGAGGACGCCGCCTGGTACTGCTGGCACGCTTCGCGCCGACAGGCGATGCTCGAAGCCTGCTGGGAGAAGGCCGGCGCCTTCGTCCATCAGCAGATCATCTGGGTGAAGGATCGCGGTGTCCTGACCCGGTCGCATTACCTGTGGAAGCACGAGCCCTGCTTCATGGGCTGGCGCCGCCCGAACCGTCCGCCGAAGGTCGCCGAGCAGACGCTGCCCTCGACCTGGGAGATGCCGTCCTTCGCCAAGGACGAGCGCCCGGACCACCCGACGCCGAAACCGCTCGACGCCTTCGGCATCCCGATGCGCCAGCACGTCGTCCGTGGCGGCCTCTGCTTCGAGCCGTTCTCGGGCTCCGGCTCTCAGATCATGGCGGGCGAGGCCAACGGCCGCCGCGTCTTCGCGATGGAGATCAGCCCCGCCTATGTCGATGTCGCCGTGGAGCGCTGGCAGGCCGAAACCGGCAAGGACGCGATCCTCGACGGCGACGGCCGGACCTTCGCGCAGGTGAGAACCGAGCGGCTGGGCGACGACACCGATACGCCGGACACGGACGCTGCCCCCGAACCCGCGCGAAAGCGCAATTCCGCCGCGTGACATGCATGACCTGGCTTTACCTTCCTCCGGAGACGCTTCCGGAGCCGGAGACGCATGTCTGTTCGGCCTCTCCCTCTGCTCCGGCGCGGGCGGTCTCGATCTCGGGCTCGCCATCGCCCTCCCCGGATATCGTGCTGTGGGCCATGTCGAACGGGAAACCTACGCCGCAGCCACTCTCGTGGCGCGGATGGAAGACGCGTCCCTGGATCAGGCTGTTGTCTGGGACGACGTTGCCACCTTTGACGGCCGCCCGTGGCGCGGCGCGGTGGATATCGTCACTGCGGGTTATCCGTGCCAACCGTTCTCGGTCGCGGGCAAGCGCCGGGGTACGGACGACCCGCGCCACCTCTGGCCCCATGTCGCCCGCATCATCGGCGAAGTGGAGCCACCGTTCGTCTTCCTCGAGAATGTCGCCCATCATCTCCGCCTCGGCTTCCCCGAAGTCGCCGCAGGACTGGTCGGTATGGGCTACCGCCTTGCGGCAGGCCTCTTCACGGCGGCGGAAGTCGGTGCGCCCCACAAGCGTGAGCGGCTGTTCATCCTCGCCATCCGCGAGGGGGACGAGCTGGCCGACCCCACGCGCCTGCTCCGGCACCCGCTCGAGTGGCGGGAACCGGACGGAGCTCCTGCGGCTCTGGCCGACGCCCAGGGCCAGCGTCAACGAGAACCGGCAGACGAAGCCGACGCCGTCGCAGGCAGCGGGTCAGCACGGCATGAACCTGGCGACGACGGCCGCGCTCTGGCCGACGCCGCAGATCGACAGCTTCCGCAGCCGGGGTGGCGAACGGCGCGACGAGAAGGGTCTGGACCGCATGGCGCGGGACTGGCCGACGCCGATGGCGAACGACGGCAACAAGCCGAGCGCTGGCAACCGCAAGACAGCCGATCTGACCCATGCGGCGGGGATGTGGATGACGCCGACGGCCCGCGATCACAAGGATGGGGCGACGACATTGGCGAACACGCCGGTGAACGGCCTGCTTGGCCGCCAGGTCCTGGTGACGCCGATGGCTGGGAGCGATACCTCCGAGCCGCGCCGGACCTTGAACCCGCTGTTCGTCGAGGCGCTGATGGGCTGGCCCACCGGGTGGACCGGCTTCGCCTCTGTGGCAACGGCGTGGTCCCGCTGGTTGCGGCGCATGCGCTGCGAACTCTCGCGGCTCAGCTGCTGGCCGATGGATGAGGTGGCGGCATGAAGCAGTCGCGCCTCATGTCACTGGTCGAGTCCATCACCAACGTGGTCGTCGGCTACGGCGTCGCGGTCGTCACGCAGATCCTGATCTTCCCGGTCTTCGGGCTGCACACGACGCTGGCGCAGAACCTGAAGATGGGCGCCATTTTCACCGTGGTCTCGATCGCCCGTTCCTTTGCCTTGCGGCGGGTGTTCGAGGCAATCCGGATGCGGGGCGACTAGATGGAGTAGCTGCCGAAGGGTTTTCCGAACTTCTCGACGCCGGACTTGCCCAGCAACGTCAGCTTGTTGTGCAGCTTGTGCCCGGGAGATGCGTTTCGGGCCTCGCGAGCCCAGACCTTGGCGTCAATTTCCCAGACATCGAAGTTCGTTCCGTCCGGGGTGAAAGCACAGAGAACGACATCGATCCGCTCGAGAAGAGTGTTGAGACATCCCCATTGGGTGTTGCGTCGCTTCGCCGTGCGCAGCGTAGCTCGCCGACCGTCAGGTAGTTTGAGTTCTGTTGCCACAGGGCTGACGAGGTCGCCGATTTTGCTCGCAAGTGCCCGGCCAGCCGAGATGCCAAACTCATACCCCTCGCGGCCAGTGAACTCGTCCTGTCCGCCGCCCGGCTTGGAGGGTTTCGTCGATACGACCTTGGGAGCCTTCGGCAGGAATTCGTCCAAGGCACGAGCGGCAACGGATGCAGCCGATAGACTAGGGTTCTGAGTCAAGAATTCGCCGAGACGGGATGCCAGATTGGGATCCAGTCTAACCGTGATCGAGTCTACCATGCGCGCCACCATTCAAGAGGGTTGATGCATCCATCTTGCAGGCCAACGATAGGATTCGTCAAGAGGTATGATTCATACCCCTTGACGTGTCGTGCTTCCGCGAAGCTGCGTCCAATCAAGCGATGCGGTAGACCCGCCCCCGATCCTCGACCTTCTCCGAGGTCACTTCGAGCCCGAGCTTCTTCTTCAGCGCCCCGGCCATCGCGCCGCGCACCGTGTGCGACTGCCAGCCCGTTGCGGCCATGATCTCCTCGATGGTCGCGCCGTCCGGCGTGCGCAGCATGGCGATCAGAGGGGCCTGCTTGGTGCCCTCGCGCGGCGTGCGCGTCTTGGGCGCGGGCTCGGTCTCGGTGGGGGTGTCCGGCGCGGGCTGCTCGGTCGGCGCGTCCGTCGCGCCCGCAGGCGCGGTGTCCGCGTCTTCGGTCTCGATGCCGATGGCGGCGAGCCCTGCGTCGGTGGCGACCAGCGTGACGCCGTGGCCATCGCCGGTTTCGCGCCAGACGGGTTCGCCCTTGCGCATGTCCGCGTCGACCTCCTGCAGGAAACCCTTGGCGAGCATTGCGCCGACCACCTTGGCGGCTGCGCCGCCGCGCAGGCTTTCGGGCAGCGGCAGGGCGATGCGGTCCTCACGCCGTGCGGCGGAGTTGAGGATGATGGCTTGGGTATCGGAAAGCTTGGTCATGGGGTCGTCTCCGTATTCGGGCCCGCGACATGCGGCGCCTTCTACGACCCCGAGCCGCGCTGGGCGCGCGGCGGGAGTTCCGGCGTCGCCGGAGATCAGCGGGCGTGCTCGCCCTCGCCGAAGGCGCTGTCGGTGATGCGCTTCAGGAGGCTGGCGTAGTGTTCGAGGGTGCCGACCATCGCCCAGCCCGCCTCGTCGGGGGCGCAGTTGAAATGGTCGTCGCTGAGCGCCTGAAGGCGGGCGAGCATCTCGTCGATCTCGGCCTTCTTGCCGATGAAGGCCGCGAGCGCGGCTTCCTTGTTCCGGCGCGCCTTTTCGGCGCGGAGTTCGTGGCGCGGGGTGGTGATCGGGTTCAGGCGGCTGGTCATCGTGGTGGCTCCGTGGTGAGTTGCATCGCTTCGTTGGAGTGACGTTCGCTCTCTCCGGCGCGCTTATCAATTCGATAAGCACATGATCTTGAATGATAATCGGAGCTGTCGATGCAGGGCATGAGCGAGCGCCAGTACGCCGCCCATGTCGGGCTGTCACGGGGCGCGATCCAGAAGGCGAAGACGGCCGAGCGCCTGGTCCTCTATCCTGACGGCAGCATCAACGCGGCGGCCAGCGACACCAGACGGGCGGAAACGACGGACCCTTCCAAGACCCGCAAGCCGCCCGCGCCGAAGCTTAAGCCCGTCCCCGAGGCGGCGGTAACCGCTGTTGGCGACACGCTGCGCGAGCAGGGTCTGGCGGTCCCGCCGGTCGGCGGCGGCACCACGTTCCTGCAGGCGAAGACCGCGAACGAGGTGCTGAAGGCGCAGGAGCGGCGCATCCGTCTCCAGAAGCTGAAGGGGGAGTTGATCGAGCGGGCCCGCGCGCTGGCGCTGGTGTTCCGGCTGGCGCGGGAGGAACGGGACGCCTGGGTGACCTGGCCTGCGCGCGCGGCGGCGCTGATGGCGGCAGAGCTCTCGGCCTCGAGCCGCGACGCTACGGGCCAGCAGATCACCGTGGAGCCAGCCGCGATGCAGAAGGTGCTGGAGAAACATGTACGCGCCCACCTCGACGAACTCGCCGAGGTCCGGTCCGACTTCTGGTGATGACGATGGCCTGACGGACTTCGACGGCGCGGGCGAGATCCTGCGCGCCTGGGGCAACGGGCTGCGGCCCGACCCGGACCTGACGGTCTCGGAATGGGCGGACCGGCACAGGATGCTCTCGGGCCGCGCCTCGGCCGAGCCCGGGCGATACCGCACGGTGCGCACGCCCTACATGCGCGAGATCATGGACCGGCTTTCGCCGGGCGATCCCACGCATCGGATCGTGTTCATGAAGGCCGCGCAGGTTGGCGCGACGGAGGCCGGCAACAACTGGATCGGGTTCGCCATCCACCAGGCACCGGGCCCGATGCTGGCGGTCCAGCCGACGGTGGAGCTGGCCAAGCGCAACTCGCGCCAACGGATCGACCCGCTGATCGACGAGAGCCCCGAGCTGCGGGAGCGGGTGAAGCCCGCGCGATCCCGCGACGCGGGCAACACGATGCTGTCGAAGGAGTTCGCGGGCGGCATCCTGATCATGACCGGCGCGAACTCGGCGGTCGGGCTCCGCTCGACCCCGGCGCGTTACATCTTCCTCGACGAGGTCGACGCCTATCCGGCCTCGGCCGACGAGGAAGGCGATCCGGTCACGCTGGCCGAGGCGCGGTCGCTGACCTTCGCCCACCGGCGCAAGGTGCTGCTGGTTTCGACTCCCACCATCCGGGGGCTGTCGCGCATCGAGCGGGAGTACGAGGCGTCCGACCAGCGCCGGTTCTTCGTGCCGTGCCCGCATTGCGGCGCGATGCAATGGCTGAAGTTCGATCGGCTGCGCTGGCAGAAGGGCCGCCCGGAGACGGCGGAGTATCACTGCGAGGGCTGCGACGCGGCAATCGCGGAACATCACAAGACGGCGATGCTGGAGGGCGGCGAATGGCGGGCGACCGCCACGGCCGCCGATCCGACCACGGTCGGATATCACCTCTCGGCGCTCTACTCGCCGATCGGCTGGCTGAGCTGGGAGCGGATCGTGCGGGCATGGGACGCGGCACAGGGGTCGGACGAGGCGATCAAGGCGTTCCGCAACACGATCCTCGGCGAGACATGGGTCGAGACCGGGGAAGCCCCGGACTGGCAGCGGCTCTACGACCGGCGCGAGCGCTGGATATCCGGCACCGTGCCAGCGGGCGGGCTGTTTCTGACCGCCGGGGCCGACGTGCAGAAGGACAGGATCGAGATCGATGTCTGGGCCTGGGGTCGCGGGCTGGAAAGCTGGCTCGTCGATCACGTCGTCATCGAGGGCGGGCCGGACCGGCATGACGCCTGGTCGGAGCTGACCGCGTTGCTGGATCGAAGCTGGCCGCATGAACGCGGCGCGCATCTCAGGATCGCGCGGCTCGCCATCGACACCGGCTACGAGGCCCCGGCGGTCTATTCCTGGTCGCGGTCGCAAGGCTTCGCGCAGGTGTCGCCGGTCAAGGGCGTCGAGGGGTTCAACCGCTCGAGCCCGGTGTCGGGGCCGACCTTCGTCGACGCGACCGCGGGCGGGAAACGTCTGCGGCGCGGAGCCCGGCTCTGGACCGTGGCGGTGTCGACCTTCAAGGCCGAGACCTACCGCTTCCTGCGGCTGGCGCGGCCGACCGAGGAGGAGATGGCCGACGGGGCGGCGTTTCCGCCCGGCTCGGTACACCTGCCGCACTGGGTCGAGAACGAATGGCTGAAGCAGTTCGTGGCCGAGCAGCTGGTGACGGTCCGCACGAAGCGCGGCTTCGCCCGGCTGGAATGGCAGAAGCTGCGCGAACGCAACGAGGCGCTGGATTGCCGGGTCTATGCCCGCGCCGCCGCCTGGATCGCAGGCGCGGACCGCTGGCCTGAGGAAAAGTGGCGCGACCTCGAGGATCAGCTCGGGGCTGCGCCTTACGGTGACACCGATCCGGCCGGGCAAATTCACCGGCCCGGACAAGCCCCACAGGGCAAGCGCCGCTCCGACTGGCTCGGGCGGCGTGGAGGATGGTTTTGATGACGGACTGGACAGAAACCGAGCTCTCGGCGCTGCGCCGGGCCTATGCCAGCGGTACCACCCGGGTCAGCTATGACGGCAAATCCGTGGACTATGGCTCGGCCGAGGACCTGCTCGCGCGCATCCGCACCATCGAACGCGCCATCGCGGGCACCACACGGCCGCTGCCCATGGCCGGGCTGGCAGGCTTTTCGCGCGGGGATCGCTGATGTCGGCAAACTGGTTCGACAGGGCCATTGCCTCCGTCGCCCCTCGGGCCGCCGCCAGGCGCGTGTTGGCCCGTCAGGCCTTCGAGACCCTGACGCGCGGCTATGACGGGGCCGCGAAAGGGCGACGGACGGACGGCTGGCGCGCGCCGGGATCCTCGGCCGACACCGAGATCGGCGTGGCCGGGGCGCTCTTGCGCGACCGGATGCGTGATCTGGTGCGCAACAACCCGCATGCGGCGAAAGCTGTCGCGGTGCTGGTCAACAACATAATCGGCGCGGGGATCATGCCGCGCGCCGCGAGTGGCGATGACAAGCTGGACCGCAAGGTCGATGCGCTGTTCGAGCTCTGGACGGCGGAGTGCGACGCCGACGGCCAGCTCGACTTCTACGGGCTGCAGACGCTGATCTGCCGGGAGATGGTGGAGGCGGGCGAGGTCTTGGTGCGCCGCCGCCTGCGTCGCGCAAGCGACGGTCTGCCGGTGCCGCTGCAATTGCAGGTGCTGGAAGCCGACTTCCTCGACGCCACCAAATCCGGCGCCATCGGCGCGGGGCGGCTGGTGCAGGGGATCGAGTTCGACCCGGTCGGCAAGCGCCGGGCCTACTGGCTGCATGCCGAGCACCCGGGCGACGCGTACGGGGCTCTGCAGAACGGCCTGCAGAGCCGTCCGGTCCCGGCGACCGAGATCGCCCATGTCTACGAGAAGCAGAGGACACAGGCGCGCGGCGTTCCATGGGGCGCGCCGGTGATCCGGTCCTTGCGCGATCTCGACGATTACGAAGTCGCCGAACTGGTTCGCAAGAAGACCGAGGCCTGCGTCACCGCCATCGTCTTTGGCGACGACGAGGCGCAGCAGGGCATCGCGCCCTCCGTGGTCGATGCCGATGGCAACCGTGTCGAGCAGTTCGAACCGGGGCTGATCGCCTATGCCCGTGGCGGCAAGGACATCCGGCTTAACCAGTCCGCCGCCACTGGCGGTTATGGCGAATACAAGAGGGCCAGTCTGCATACGATCTCGGCGGGGTTCCGGGTGCCCTACGAGTTGCTCACCGGCGATCTCAGCCAAGTCAACTATTCCTCGATCCGGGCGGGGCTCGTGGAGTTCCGCCGCATGATCGACGCGGTCCAGTGGCAACTGTTCATCCCGATGTTCTGCGCGCCTAGCTGGCGGTGGTTCACGGAAGCCGCATGGGCGGCGGGGCAGATCCCGTCGCCGGACGTCCCGGTGGAATGGTCGCCGCCGAAGTTCGATGCCGTCGATCCCTACAAGGACGCGATGGCCGACCTGCTGGCGATCCGGACCGGCACCATGACGCTGGCGCAGGCCATCGCGCGGCAGGGGCACAACCCGGACGCGGTCCTCGCGGAAATCGCCGCGACCAATGCCAAGCTCGATGGCCTCGGCCTCGTGCTCGACAGCGATCCGCGCCGCGTCACCAAGACCGGCAGCGCGCAGGCGGGCGATCTGGCCAAAGACCCGGCCGCCCCCGCATCCGAACCAGAGAAGGAATAGGGCCATGCCCGACACGATCATGGCGGCACCGGTCGCCCTTCCGATGCAACTGCGGCGCGCGCCGATCCTGCCCGCGACCGTCAATTCCGAGGCCCGATCCGTCGACGTGGTCTTCACCACCGGCGCGGCTGTCCGGCGGCGACGGTGGACCGGCTGGGACACCTCCGTGCCCTTCGATGAAATCCTTGAGGTCAGCGACAGGGCGGTGGACCTGACGCGCCTCAACGCGGGGGCCCCGGCGCTCGACAGCCATTCGGTCTGGTCGTCGCATTCGCAGGTGGGCGTGGTCGAACGCGCCTGGATCGAGGGCAAGGAGGGCAAGGCCACCATCCGTTTCCCGCGCGAAGGGCTGGACCATGCCGCCGACCGCATGTTCGGCCTTATCAGCGACGGCATCATCCGGAACGTGTCGGTCGGTTATTCCATCGAGCGAGTGAAGGTGGTGGAGCCCGCCGCGAAGGGCGAGGTCGAGCAGCGCATCGTCGAACGTTGGACGCCGCTCGAGGTCAGCTTCGTGACCGTCCCCGCCGATCCCCGCGCGCAGGTCCGCGCCGCGGATCAGGCCAGCTATCCCGTCGAGATCGTCGACACCCGCATGCAAAAGGAGGCATCCATGCCTGAGAACACGACCACCGTGGCCGGGGATGTCCCCGCCAGCACCGAGACCCGCCAGCAGCCTGCCGCGGCCCCGGCGAACCCCGAACCGACGGCCACGCGCATGCCAGAACCGGCACCTGCGCCCGATACCGAGGCCATCGCGACCCGTGCCCGCGAGGCCGAGCGTGACCGCGTCTCGACCATCTACGATCTGGCAGGCCGCCTGAACCTTGAGCGCGGCTTCGCCGAGGATCTGGTCAAGCGCGGCGTCAGTGTCGACGAGTCCCGCCGCCTGATCCTCGACCAGGTCGCCGCGAAATCCGACGAGACCCGGACTTTCCCGCACGTCTCCGTCCCCCTCGGCGGCCGGGATGAACGCATCACCCGCCGCGACGCGGTGGCGAATGCGCTCCTGCACCGCTACAGTCCGACGCTCTTCCCTCTGGAAGATGCCGCGCGCCAGTACCGCGGCATGACGCTGCTGGAACTGGCCCGCGAAAGCCTCGGCAATGCCGGGGTCAACACGCGGGGCCTGTCGCGCGACGAGGTGGCGACGCGGGCGCTGCATTCGACCTCGGACTTCCCCGAGATCCTGTCGGCCGTCACAAACAAGACGCTCCGGCAGGCCTATGACGCCTATCCCCGGACCTTCGCGCTCTTCTGCCGCCAGGTGCTGGCCACCGACTTCAAGTCCATGCACCGCGTACAGCTGGGCGAGGCGCCGCAGCTTCTGGAAGTGGGCGAAAGCGGCGAGTTCAAGCGCGGCACGCTGGGCGAGAGCAAGGAGAGCTACAAGGTCAAGACCTATGGCCGGGTGGTCGCGATCACCCGGCAGGTGCTGATCAACGACGATCTGGATGCCTTCACGCGCATCCCGGCGATGTATGGCAACTCGATCGCCCAGCTGGAAAGCGACGTGGTCTGGGGCATCATCACCGCGAACCCGGCGATGGCCGACGGCACGGCGCTGTTCCACACCACGCACAAGAACCTCGCCGGCACCGGCGCTGCGCTCGACGTGAGCAGCGTGGGAGCGGCCCGCGCGGCGATGGCGCTGCAGACCGGCCTCGACAAGAAGACGGTGCTGAACATCCGCCCCGCCTTCCTGATAGTGCCTGCCGCGCTGGAGCTGAAGGCCGAGCAGCTCGTGGCTCAGAACCTCGTGCCTGCTGCGACCTCCAGCGTGGTGCCGCAGTCGATCCGCACGCTGTCGCCGATCAGCGAGCCGCGCCTCGATGCGGCCAGCGCCACCTCCTGGTATCTGGCGGCCTCGCCCAACCAGATCGACACTATCGAGTACGCCTATCTTGAGGGCCAGCAGGGTGCCTACATCGAGACCCGCAACGGCTTCGATGTCGACGGCGTCGAGATCAAGTGCCGCCTCGACTTCGGCGCCAAGGCCATCGACTGGCGCGGCCTCTATCGTAATCCCGGCGCGTGAGGCCGGGCGTCTATGGATGTCGATGATCGACGGGCGGCGGTGCCGATCCCGGACTTCGCTGGCTACTTCGTCGGACCGGCCGGTCATGTGTGGAGCGCGCATCGAAAGGGCAGAACCCCGAAAGATGCGCACTCGCCATGGCTGGATAGCGCGGACTGGCGCCCGCTCCATCCATGGCGCGACCACGAGGGCTATCTCCACCACACACTTGTTTGCAGCGGCGGCATCGAGCGGCAGCGGATCGCCCTGCACATTCTCGTCGCGACCGCGTTCATCGGCCCACGCCCCGAAGGATTGGTCGTTGCCCACCTCGACGGTGACAAATCCAACAATCGGGCCGACAACCTCGCCTATGTCTCGCAGCGCGAGAACATCGAGCACAAGCGGATGCACGGCACGATGGCCTGCGGCGACCGTTCGCATCTGTCGCGCATGACCGACCACCAGTGCCTGCGGATGCTCGACTGCCTCAGGGTGGGCTACTCCCGCCGCGAGGTTGCCGGCGCATTTGGCGTCTCAGTGGCCCATGTCGCAGCCCTGAAGACCGGCCGCATCCGAAAACATCTCACCGCCAGTCGACACACATGAAGGAGGCCTCCCCATGAAAACCTACGTCCAGCCCGGCAACACCATCACCTTGACCGCGCCCTATGCCGTCGCATCGGGCGATGGCCTGCTCGTCGGTTCCATCTTCGGCGTGGCCGCCGGCACCGCCGCACTCGGCGAGGCGGTCGAGGCCGCCCTCGTCGGCGTCTACGAGTTGAAGAAGATCGGCTCGCAGGCTTGGGCCGTCGGCGACCGCATCTACTGGGACAACACCGCGCGCCAGACCACCAAGGTCACCACCTCGAACACGCTGATCGGCGTGGCGACCGAGGTGGTTGCGGGTGGCGCGGGCGATGTGGTCGGCCGGGTGCGGCTGAACGGCGCCTTCTGATGAGCGCTTTTGCCGCCGCGGTCGGCGCGCTCTTCGCCGATCCGAACATCGGGCGGGACGCGGTCTACATCGCCGAGGGCGGCGCGCCTGTCCTTGTGCGTATCGTCGCGCGGCGCGCGGATGCGTCGACCTCCTTCGGCGACGCGCGGCTCTGGTCCGAAACCACCCGCGTCGACCTGCGCGTGGCCGAGGTGGCAGCCCCGCGCCCCGGCGATCGCATCGAGATCGAGGACGACGCCTTCCTCATCCAGGGCGAGCCCGTTCGCGACCGCGAGCGGCTGGTCTGGACCGTCGACCTGCGCCCGGCGTGACCGCGATGAAACTGAAGCTCGACATCGATCCCGACATCGTCGCGATGATGGCGGCCGAGGTCACGGCGGGCGAGCGTGCCGTGTCGGCGGCGATCCGCAAGGCCGGGACCGGGCTGAAGGCCGCCTGGCGGCTGCAGATCACCGGCGCGGGCCTCGGGCCCCGGCTCGCCCGTACCATCCGGTCGGAGCAGTTCCCCAAGGCCACGCCCAGCCTGAATGCGGCGGCCGTGGTCTGGTCCAATGCGCCGGTCATTGTGGGCGCGCACGACACCGGCCCGCTGATCCGCTCCAAGAACGGCTTCTGGCTCGCGATCCCCACGCCCGCCGCAGGCAAATCCCTGCGTGGCGGTCGGATCACGCCCGGCGAATGGGAACGGCGCACCGGCCTACGCCTGCGGTTCATCTATCGCCGTCAGGGACCGAGCCTTCTGGTGGCCGAAGGGCGGTTGAACACGAAGGGCCGTGCAGTGGCGTCACGGTCGAAGACCGGCCGGGGCCTCGTGACTGCCCCGATCTTCCTGCTGGTGCCGCAAGTCAAGTTGCCGAAGCGGCTGGATCTCGCGCGGGATGCCGAGGGGGCGCATGACGCTGTGCCGGGGCTGATCGTGGCGAACTGGGTGGAGGGGCGGCTTTGATTTGAGGCGGCAGCTATCGTACGGACGATGCCCATACCTGAAAATCCTTAAAAAGGCGCCGAATACCTTCGCTGGAAATTACCCAGTCAGCCTTTGAATCTTTGAACCAAAGATCTTCAAGGTCGGCATGCTCGTCGGACAGCAGTCCCTCGAAGTATGCATTCAATTCGCGCACCGCCTCGTCGCCATACCCTTGGCGGAAACTCTCGTAGATATCATGGCGTGCCGTGGGAGCTTCAGACCCCCAGTTCGGATAGACGAGGTGCAAATCCTGGTGGAACTGCGAAGTGAAATCATAAAAGGCCTTTGGAGGTTTCACGTCAGTCGTTCCTCGGATAAGAAGTGATGATGATGAAGCCGTTCGGCATGTCCGGTGCGTGCTGAATAACTGTAGCGACGCCGAATGTCTGCCGAATTACAACAGGCGCTGACTCTCTCGGCCCGGTCCGGAACGCCTCGATCCCTGTCACGGACGCAAATTCACTGGTTATGAATGCCTCCGACCTTTGTCCGGTCGCTACCTGATTAACGATCTCTGCGTTTTGGGACAGATTCGAATTGGTCAGGCTTTGAGCGGCTTGAAGCGAAGAGAACGATCCGTGGCGTTTACGAAAGGTGCTGAACAGCCAGCTTTGAAACTGGTCGACGCTCACTGCTCGCAGCAGGAATTCTTCGCTCTTCCCGACATGCAATGCGATGGTGTGTCCGCCTGCAGCCTCGTGTTCTGCGAGATCCTGCAGGGGGTAGCCGCCTTCAGTGGGGAAATAGTCAACAAGCGTGACGTCACTCGGTGCACCGAGGCTGACGGGTTCCGCATAGCACCGACAGTTGTGTGCCTGCCCCGGGTGGCCGCCTGCGGGCGGCTCGTCCCAACGAAACACCTGATCGTCGTAGTCTGCGTGGCTGTCGCGCACCTTCGCGTCGTCTTGGGAGCGCCAGATGTACAGCTCGATCCCCAAATCCTGCTGCCGAAGCTGGTTGACGAGCCCCGCGAAGGCCCGAATCAGGCGTTCTTCCATCGCTTCTCGCAACGGGCGCAGGCGCTGCGGGAGGGTTTCGTATGCCTCGAAGATGGCCGTCAAGCGCGCATCCCACTGGCGCAGCGCCTCTTCCTTGGCGTCCGAAACATCACGCAGGTCGGCTTCGGTCACCCAAGGAACTGTGTCTGGGGGCGTCAGCGCATTCAGCAGCATCCGGGTATTGTCGGCGATCACGCTGTCAAGTTGGTCGGTGAAGTCGTCCCGCAGGTCGGCATAGCCGGGGAACGCGGACTTAATCGAAATGCCCGCACGGTAACCGAACACGGTCCCGTTCCGCCGTTCCAACACGTACTGGCCGCTGCCGCCGCGGCGGAGAAATTCCCTTAGATTGTGCTGCATGGAACCTCCCGACGAACCGCGGGATGCAAGTTATCAGCAATTGGTTAATGAGCATTCTATCGACCGTTCGCTGCCTCCATTGCGGCATTGTGCAAAAAACCAACGGGGCCACCTCCATGCCCACCCCCCGCGAAACCATCCTCGCCGCGCTGCACGTGCGGCTCTCGGCGCTGCCCGCCACAGCCCTGCGCGGTGATGTATTGCCCGAGCGCGTGCCGGCCGCTGGACTCTTGATCCTGCGCGATGGCGAGCCGGGGGATCCCGAGGTCACTCTTTCGCCCCTGCGCTACCACTACCAGCACCGGGCCGAGATCGAGGCGGTTGTGCAGGGCGCCACGCGTGACGCCGCCTTCGACACCCTCTGCGCCAGCATCGGCGCGGCGATTGCCGACGACCGCACGCTGGGAGGCTTCTGCGACTGGGTCGAGGCGGAAGCACCGCGCCCGGTCGATCTGGCCGTGGAGGGCGCCGCCAGCCTGAAGGCGGCGGTGATCCCGGTCATCCTGCACTATTCCACGGCCGACCCTTTGGCCTGCCCCCCCAGACGACAGGAGACTACGATGGCACGAGCCCATGGGGCGCGGGCGCAGATGGCGCTTGCGTTCGAGACCGTCTATGGCACTGCGCCCGCCTCGGGCTACCGGACGGTGCCCTTCGCCAGCACCACGCTCGGCTCTGAACAGCCTCTGATCGCCTCGGAACTGCTCGGCCAGGGGCGCGACCCGCTGGCCCCGATCAAGGACGCGGTCACGGCCGACGGCGATGTCGTGGTGCCGATCGACGTCGAGAACTTCGGCCTCTGGCTGAAGGCGGCCTTCGGTCAGCCAACGACCACCGGCACGACGCCCAAGACCCACACCTTCCAGTCGGGGAACTGGACGCTGCCAAGCATGGCCATTGAGACGGCCATGCCCGAGGTGCCGCGCTATGCCATGTACACCGGTTGCGTCTGCGACCAGCTGTCGTGGCAGATGGCGCGGTCGGGGCTTCTGACCGCTACGGCACGGCTGGTGGCGCAAGGCGAAAGCGTCGCGGCGGCCACGGCCGCAGGCACGCCCACCTCGCTGGCGCTGCAGCGGTTCGGGCATTTCAACGGGGCGATCACCCGGAATGGCTCGCCGCTCGGCAACGTCATCTCGGCCGAGGTGACCTACTCCAACGGCCTCGACCGGATCGAGACCATCCGCTCGGACGGGCGCATCGAGGGCGCCGACCCCGGGATGGCCGCCCTGACTGGCCGGGTCGAGGTGCGCTTCGCCGACACTACGCTGATCACGCAGGCCATCGACGGCACGCCCTGTGAACTGGTCTTCGCCTGGATGTTGGATGTCACTGAGAACTGACCCAGCAGCGATAGGAAATGTCACTGAGAATTGACCCATGTGGAACCCTCCCCCTGACGAGATTTGTCGGGGGTCATTGGAGTGATCGACATGGATTTTTTGAGCGTCATTCGACGGTGGGCACTGCGGGACAAGATGCCCATCCGCGAGATTTCGCGGCGGACTGGACTGTCCCGAAATACGATCAGGCGTTACCTGCGTGCCGGGATCGTCGAGCCCAAGTTCAAGGCACCATCGAGGCCGAGCAAGCTCGACCCGTACGCGGAGAAGCTGTCGGGCTGGTTGCTGGCCGAACAGCGCAAATCGCGCAAAGAGCGGCGGACGGCGAAACAGATGCACGCGGATCTGGTTCAGCTGGGGTTCGATGGGTCCTACGAGCGGGTCTCAGCCTTTGTCCGAGCCTGGAAATCGGACCGGCAGCGCGCGCAGAACACGACGGATCGCGGGACATTCGTGCCTCTGGTGTTCAAGCCGGGCGAGGCCTTCCAATTCGATTGGAGCGAAGACTACGCGATCGTCGGGGGTGAACGGACCAAGCTGCAGGTCGCACACATCAAGCTGTCGCACAGCCGCGTGTTCCTGGTCAGGGCATATTTGCTGCAGACACACGAGATGCTGTTCGACGCGCATTGGCATGCGTTCAGAATCTTCGAAGGCGTGCCGGGCCGCGGGATCTACGACAATATGCGCACGGCGGTGGACCGCGTGGGCGTCGGCAAAAAGCGCGATGTAAATGCGCGCTTCATGGCGATGACCAGCCACTACGTGTTCGAACCCGACTTTTGCAATCCGGCGGCGGGATGGGAAAAGGGCCAGGTCGAGAAGAACGTCCGCGATGCGCGCAGCAGGATGTGGCAGGTGATGCCCACCTTCCCTGATCTCGATGCGCTGAACTGCTGGCTGGAAGAACGGTGCAAGGCGCTGTGGGCCGAAACCGCACATGGCGGTTTGCCCGGCAGCATCGCAGACGTCTGGCAAGCGGAGAAGCCCTCGCTGATGCCGTTGCCCACCGCGTTCGACGGTTATGTCGAGCAAAGCAAGCGGGTGTCCCCAACCTGCCTCGTCACGTTTGATCGCAATCGCTACTCCGTGCCTGCCAGCTTTGCGAACCGGCCAGTCAGCCTGCACATCTACCCCGAAAGGCTGGTTGTCGTTGCTGAAGGGCATGTCGTCTGCGAGCACCAGCGCATCATTGAAAGGTCGCATCGGCAACCGGGCCGCGTCATCTATGACTGGCGGCATTACCTGGCCGTGATCCAGCGCAAGCCCGGTGCGCTGCGTAACGGCGCCCCGTTTGTTGAGATGCCGAGGGGCTTTCGTGAGCTGCAGGATCAGATGCTGCGCAGACCCGGCGGTGATCGGGAGATGGTCGACGTCCTGTCGTTGGTATTGCATCACGACGAACAGGCGGTCCTGTGCGCGGTGGACATGGCGTTGAAGGCCGGCGTGCCGACAAAGACCCACGTGCTGAACCTATTGCACAGGCTGGTGAACGGCACTTCAGTCGAGTTGCCAGACGTAACGCCGCCTCCGGCCTTGACGCTGAGCAAGGAGCCCGAGGCCAATGTTGCACGCTACGATGGGCTGCGCACATCCGGAGGCAAACGCCATGCGTCATGATCCCGCCGGAGCTGCCATCGTCATCATGCTCCGCAGTCTGAAGATGCCAGGCATGGCCCAAGCCGTGCATGACCTCATGGAACAGGGCGCGCCTGCGTTCGATGCGGCGATCCCGATCCTGTCCCAGCTGCTGAAGGCTGAAATGGCCGAACGTGAAGTGCGGTCCATCTTTTATCACATGAAGGCAGCGCGCTTCCCGGCCCACAAGGACCTGTCAGGCTTCGACTTCGCGGCCAGCGAGGTCAACGAGGCCCTCGTTCGGCAGCTTCATCGATGCGAGTTCCTCGATGCTGCCGAAAACGTGGTCCTGATTGGCGGGCCCGGCACCGGGAAAAGCCATGTGGCGACCGCCCTCGGAGTCCAGGCGATTGAGCATCACCGCAAACGCGTGCGCTTCTTCTCCACAGTCGAGCTGGTGAACGCGCTGGAACAGGAAAAGGCGCTGGGAAGGGCCGGGAAAATCGCCGAGGCGTTGGTGAAAACCGAATTGGTGATCCTCGACGAGCTCGGATACCTGCCGTTCAGCGCCTCGGGCGGCGCCTTGCTGTTCCACCTCCTCAGCAAACTTTACGAACGCACCAGCGTCGTGATCACCACGAACCTAAGCTTCAGCGAATGGGCCAGCGTCTTCGGTGACGCCAAGATGACCACGGCGCTCCTCGATCGCCTCACACACCGCTGCCACATCCTGGAAACCGGAAACGACAGTTATCGCTTCAAGGCCAGCTCCGAGACCGCGAAAAAAAAGAGGAAGGAGACGCCAATGTTGACCCCATCATGA